ATTTCTTTGATGAGACGGGTAAACCTAGTCTTGCCGTACAAACAGGCGTCAAAGAAGTAGACGTCGAAAAGATAATCATTAACCGGCCTACCGCAGAGGTTATGGCACCGGAAAATATCTACATCGACCCTTCTTGCGGCGGTGATTTGGACAAAGCAATGTTTGTCGTTGCCTCGTTTGAAACTTCCAAAGCCGAGTTGGCAAAAGAACCGGATCGCTATAAAAATCTGGAATTTGTTAACTGGGAAAACGCAACCACACTGGCCAGCAATGATCACACCAGCAAAACCCCTGACACGTTCAACTTCAAGGATACCCTCCGAAAACGGGTCGTAGCATACGAATACTGGGGCTACGCCGACATTGAAGGAAACGACGAACTCGTACCTATTGTTGCCACATGGGTAGGTGACACAATGATCCGCATGGAGCGTAACCCGTTCCCTGACGAGCGTCCTCCGTTCACTGTGACGAATTACATGCCGATCAAGCGTGAGCTTATGGGTGAGCCTGACGCCGAACTGCTAGAAGACAACCAGAACATCCTTGGCGCTCTCACACGTGGCATGGTTGACCTTTTGGGTCGCTCAGCTAACAGCCAGCAAGGCATAGCAAAAGGCATGTTGGACGTTCTCAACCGTCGCCGCTATGACAAAGGGCAGGATTATGAATTTAATCCCAACCAAAACCCAGCTAACAGTATCATCGAGCATACTTACCCAGAAATACCAACTTCTGCGTATAATATGCTTCAGTTGCAGAACCAAGAAGCAGAAGCCTTAACCGGGGTTAAATCGTTCTCTGGTGGTATGTCTGGTGAAGGTTACGGGGAAGTTGCTGCGGGTATCCGTGGCGTGCTGGATGCGGCCTCTAAGCGTGAAATGGCGATCCTTCGTCGTCTTGCAAAAGGCATGACAGACGTTGGTCGCAAGATCATCGCTATGAACAGCCAGTTCCTTTCTGAGGAGGAGGTTGTTCGCGTAACCAACACTGAATTTGTGACCGTCAAACGCGAAGAATTGATGGGCGACTTCGATCTGAAAGTGGATATCAGCACTGCTGAAGTAGACAACCAAAAAGCTCAAGACATGGGCTTTATGCTTCAGACTATGGGTCCAAATATGGACTTCTCGATTACCCAGTTAATACTGGAAGAAATCGCACGTCTTAAGCGTATGCCATTATTGGCGGACAAAATTAAGAAGTTCAAACCTACCCCCGATCCTTTGGTCGAAAAAGCCAAAGAGCTTGAAGTGCTGAAACTCGAAAAAGAGATCGAGGAAATTGTTGCCCGTACTGAGCAGCTAAAAGCAGACGCACAGAAGAAACTGGCAGAAGCAGACGCCAAAAACCTCGAAGTGGTGGAGCAGGAGACCGGCACCAAACACGAGAGAGAGATGGACAGGCAGAAGGGTCAGGCTGAGGGCAACCAAAATCTGGAAGTAACCAAAGCCCTGCTGAAATCTCAGAAAAGGGCTGATGGAAACGAACAGCCGGGGAATGTTGATGCAGCTATTGGTTGGAACCAGATGAGCAAACGGCTCCCACAAGGGGGCCGGATGAGTAACGATATAGGGAATATGGGGGATACATTATCTCAAGGAACTCGGCGTCAAGAAACACAACGAGTTGACCCTAGACTTCCTCCAAACTTTTAACTATTTTAGAACAGGCAGGTTCCGGTATTGAAGCCGGGACTGCCGCGATAAACCCAAAGAAAAACAGGAAAACATTATGTCAGATATTCAAGAACTTGAGACACAGAAGGCCGAGCTACAAAAAGTGGTCGATCTTCGTGATCTAATCCTCAAGCTTTCGAAAAACCACGACTTCCGCAAAGTCATCCATGAAGAGTTCTTTTTGAATGAAGCGGCCCGCAATGCCGGTATCGGCGGAGACCCCGCTCTCGATGAAAATCAACGGAAAGACGCCATGCAGATGTCCATGGCCGGTGGGCACCTCAAACGGTATTTGTCTGCAAACGTAATGATGGGAAACCAAGCCCAAAGTACCATCATACAAATCGATGAAGCTTTGGAAGAAATTCGCACCGGGGAGATTGACTAATGGCCGGTGAGGACAAGGGTGGCTTCTTCGGAATGTCAGACGATGATTTTGAAAAAATCACGCCCAATTCTCTTGGTTCAGGGGAGGAGGCTTTGGCCCCCTCTCTTGACGAAGAGGGCAATGTAAACGCGGAGGAATTGAATGTTGCTGATCCTAGTGGGGACGATCCTGCCACTGATGGCGGTGATATTGATGAGCCTGCTAAGGCAGAGGAAATCGAGACCGGCGAAGCAGCTAAGGAAGATGAAAATCTGTCCGACGAGGAGATGGCATCGGCTAAGCCACCCGCTGGAAAAGAGCCAGAAAATGTCGATGAAGATGAGGGCAAAAACCCGGACGGAACAGACAAATCTCCGAAGGACCCGAAAGCAGGGAAAGACGAAGAAGTAGCGGCAAAAGAGCCGGATGCTCTTGGTGCCATGCCTTCCTCAAAAAACATGAAGGCAGAAGACCTTGCATCCTTCTACGATGAGGTCACGAAACCTTTTAAGGCCAACGGGCGTGAGATCACGCTGCGTAGCCCTGAAGAGGCGCGTCGTCTCATGCAAATGGGGGCCGGATATGGCCGGAAACTGCAAGATATGCAGCCTCATCTTAAAACGCTGCGCATGTTGGAAAAAAACAACTTGCTGGATGAAGCCAAGTTAAGTTATTTGATTGATCTGGATTTAAAAAGTCCAGAAGCGATTAAAAAATTAATTAAAGATAGTGGTATCAATCCACTTGACTTGGATATAGATGAAAATGCAAGATACTCACCAACGGACCACAGTGTAACTGACGATGAGGTTGTTTTCGCAGAAGCTTTGAAGGAGGTAACTTCTCAACCGGGCGGACGTGATACAATCCAGCACATCAACACCACTTGGGACAAGCAAAGCAAAGAGTTTTTGTGGGGCAACCCGCAAGTGCTGGCGGCAATTCAAGATCAGCGGACAAACGGCGTCTACGCCGAAATCACTGCTGAAGTAGAACGCAAAAAAATGCTTGGCGAAATTGACGTAAACGTACCGTTTTTGGAAGCTTATAAGATAGCTGGAGATGCCTTGGTTGCGGCCAAGTCCCTGAACCAGCCCGGAAGCAAAGCGGTTGCTGAGACACCCCAACCCGCCTCGGTTACAAAAACCGATCAGCAAGTTGGACGAGTTTTGGGAACACGTACTGCTGCACCAAAATCTTCGGCGACAAACAGCGAACAAGCGAAGGCTGCGGCTTCAACTAAGTCTTCGTCTAGCAAAGCTAAAGAGATAGTTAATCCACTTGATATGGCGGATGATGATTTTCTGAAGCAGTTTGAAAACCGTCTCTGATAATACCAGTAAATCTGGTCAGAGTTTGTAAGGAATAATCTTATGCTAAATTATAATGCTCCCGGCGATGGCACAAAAGCTGATATCGACGGTGCTGGTTCTGACCAGATGAACACCTTCTTCTGGCTGAAGAAGGCCATGATCGAAAGCCGAAAAGAGCAGTTCTTCATGCCCCTTTCGAGCACAATTAACATGCCGAAGCACTATGGCAAAACGATCAAAGTCTTTGATTACGTTCCTCTGCTCGATGAACGAAACATCAACGACCAAGGTCTCGATGCTGCTGGCGCAACCATTGCTGATGGCAACTTGTACGGCTCGTCCCGCGACATTGGTATGATCACCAACAAACTGCCCGTGCTGACTGAAAACGGTGGCCGTGTGAACCGCGTTGGTTTCACCCGTTTGACCCGTGAAGGTTCGATCCATAAATTTGGTTTCTTCACCGAATTTACGCAAGAAAGCATGGACTTCGACAGCGACGATGGGCTGAAAGAACATCTGTCCCGTGAATTGATGAACGGTGCTGTTCAGTTGACCGAAGCCGTGTTGCAGCGTGATTTGCTGTCCGGTGCAGGTACGATCCTGTTTTCTGGTGCTGCCACAAGTGACGTTGAAATCACTGGTGAAATTGTTCCAGAAGACCCCGGCGTCAGCCCAGAAATCCCCGCATCTTTGGTCACGTACCAAAACTTGATGCGTCTGGACCAAGTGCTGAACGACAACCGAACACCGAAGCAGACCAAGATCATCACCGGTTCGCGTATGCAGGACACCAAGACAATCTCGTCTGGTCGCATTATGTTCATCGGCTCGGAGCTTACCCCTCTGGTTCGCGGTATGACCGATCTGTTTGGCAATGAAGCCTTCATTGCTGTGCAACACTACGGCGACGCTGGTACGATCATGAATGGCGAAATTGGTTCTGTGGACGCTTTCCGCATGATCGTTGTGCCAGAAATGCTGCATTGGGCAGGTGAAGGCGCTGTAATTGGGGACAACCCCGGCTACCGTTCCAGCATGAATGGCGGCGATGACCGTTATGATGTCTACCCAATGTTGGTTATCGGCGATGACAGCTTTGTCACCATCGGTTTCCAGACTGACGGCAAAACCGTGAAGTTCTCGGTTATGACGAAAATGCCGGGACGTGAAACTGCTGACCGTACCGATCCATACGGTGAGACGGGCTTCTCGTCCATCAAGTGGTACTACGGCATCTTGCTGAAGCGTCCAGAGCGCATCGGTCTTGTCAAAACGGTTGCCCCTATCTAAATTAGGGCAATAATAACCTAACTCAGGGGAGGGAAAATCTTCCTTCCCCTTTTTTTGTTAATGCTAGGAAAAACCCCATGACTGATAAACTTTTTGAAAACGTCGGAAAAGACGCAAATGCCATCCCTGAAGACACAGTTGCTGCAAAGCCAGAGACTGTGGCACCGGCTGTGGATGAAGTCCCTGAGAAGGCCGATACAGGGGCCGGTGAGCCTGATGAACTGTCTTTGGTGAAGACACGGGCAAAACTGATGGGCGTCCAGTTTTCCAACAACATTGGTCTCGAACCTTTGAAGGCAAAGATCGCCGAGCACCAAAAAGGTGACGCCAAAAAGGCAGAGCTTGCAAATGCCCAAGCTGCTTTCGATGAGCAGGAAGAAGCAGCCGCAAAAGCCAAACGTGTGAACGTCAAATCCAAAAGCATGAACTTGCGTGCCTACCTCCAAAAAGAAAAAATGCGGTTGGTACGTCTGCGGATCACAAATCTGGACCCGAAGAAGAAAGACCTTCCCGGCGAAATCCTGACAACCGGCAACGAATTTCTGGGCACTGTCCGCAAATTTATTCCGTTTGGCGAACCAACTGACGATGGTTTCCACGTTCCGTATTGCCTGTACGAGATGATGCGTGATCGCAAATTCTTGTCCATCAAAACACGCAAAGACCGCAAAGGTCAGCTTGTTGTCGAGCAACAGTGGGTCCGCGAGTTTGCCTTGGAAGTGCTGCCTGCGTTGACAGAAACTGAACTGGCGACATTGCAGACAGCCCAACTTGCTTCGGGCAGCCTCGAACGCTAATAATACAAACATAATCGGAGACGCTTAATATGTCATGTGGAGCAGATACTACCGCAAATACGCTTTTGACTGCTCTTACGGCAGGCAAGAATTTCACACTGCCTACCGCAGACATGACCGGCCCCCTGTACCAAATTCCCGATGGAACTGGTGATCTTTTTGACGCGATTGATCCCCTGACAAACGAGGATTTGACTACACGGGTGGTTGGGGGAAATGGCGTCTTCGACGCTCTCATGGATGGTTTGGGTAAGCACCTCAAAAAAGAATATGAGGCGAACCGGATCACAGGAGAGCAATATACAAAGGCGTATAGTGCGGCTGTAGGGGGGGCTTTACAAACAGGCACCTCCTTTCTTCTGGGTCGGGATCAAGCTTACTGGGCAGCCATTCAAGCACAGATGCAGGCACGTTTGGGGGAAATCCAAGTTGTCACAGCACGTGTGCAACTCGAAATCGCCAAGGTTCAACTGAACGAAAGCAAAATCCGCACATTAACAGCGGAAGCTGAATTCGGATTAACTAAAATCAAAATAGCCAGCGAAGACCAAGGTTATTGCTTGCTTAAAGCACAAACAGTATCTGTTGAGTTTCAGAATGAGTTTATGCTGCCTTCACAACTTAATCTGCTCAATGAACAGATCGAAGTTCAGCGTGGACAGACGCTGGATACACGGACTAACGGGGTGGCAATCACTGGCTCAGTAGGCAAGCAAAAAGACTTGTATAGCCAGCAGATCATCAGTTACCAGCGAGATGCAGAAGTGAAAGCTGCGAAGCTGTTCACTGACGCTTGGATCACGCAAAAGACGATTGATGAGAGCTTGGCCCCTCCCGGTGCTTTCAGAAATGACAGCGTCAACGTATTGCTGCGCACGATCAAACAAAACAACAGCATGGTTGCCGATCCGGGCGCTCAACCCGGAGACCCAGATTAAAGAGGGCTAATTATGGGGCTATTTAGCTCGAAAACCACGGTTACTGTGTCGTCCTCAGTCTATAATATGGCTGGGGACGAACTCGATAGACCCATCTTTCTTAAAAATCTGGTCATTCGTAATGTCTTGTCAGGCACTAAAAAAGGCATGGGCGAGACAATCACAGCAGGATATCTAAATGGGCCGGGGATTAAGTTCCGGTCGTTTTTTCGTTGGGCAAATGAAAATTATGATAATGTCGGTTTACCCACCGGACAAATGTTTGCGGGAGACATCGTAAACACACAGACAGTGGCTAACCATGTGCCAGCCGCCGCAGGCGAAAGTGTCTGGGTGCAAGAAGCTAGTTTGGCCGACAGTGATTACATGATGTGGGCTGAACAGTGGATCATTCAAAATCGCCCTGAAGACCTAAATGGTGTTTGGGAAGCTGACATGGACGACGCTACCAGCATAATTACCATTGTTTTTGGGGACACCACTTCTGTCAGCTTCTTGGCTCAAGGATTTATAAGCGGTGCCAAATATGTTTACGCTTATTACACCGTCTCTGAAGAAGGCACTGAGGAGCCAATAGTAG